CACTAAACGCCACACCATCACCCACACCGGAATAATCGTTACCGTCCAGCGTGAGTGTTTCAACCGGCTCGTCAATGAAACGATACGTAACGTTACTGAAATCAGCGGTCACGAGGGCGCGAATTGCGCCGCCGCCTGTCTCAAGTTGCGCTAACGCTTCTGTATCCCAAGTTTTCACAAGGTTGTCCGTTTCTAGGTTAGGTGGGTCGGCACGTCGTTGCGTGCGGCGGCGGCGTCGCGGGCGACCTTAGCCACCAGTTGAGTTTCCATTGCGGCTTCCCACTCGGCCATGAGGTCGGCGGGTATCCAACCGAGAATGGTTTCGGTAGTCAGCTCGTCAACGGGCGTGTACGGGCCGGTCAGATCGTCCTCGGGGATCGCGTAGGAGAACGCCTGCAAGGTCAGCTCGTTAGTTCCGTCCGTTGTCGTGATAGCAATGTGGATTTCGGTAATAACTTCGTTGTCTTCGCCGATGTTCTTGCGGGGAAGTGCGGCAATTTTCGGAGTGTGGGTGTAGGCGGTCATGTCTTGATCCTTTACCATGTTGCGAGCGCTGCGCGCTTCCAAGTATTCGTTGCGGTGCAAACGTAGATGTAAGAGCTATCCCAACAGATTTGACCGGCGTCGCCTGTCGCTGAGGCACTGGCTGGCGTTTGACTTGATCGAATACGGATAGCGTCACCATTTACGTCAAGTGCTTCTGTCGGGCCAGTCGTGCCGATGCCGACATTCTGTGAGTTGTCGATGGTGATCGTCGCGTGTGTCAGGTCAACGATGCTGTCGCCGGAGGTTCCGTTGACGCACAGGTGCAGCTTGCCAACACCCCATGAACCGCCGACGCCTTCGGCCAGAAGGGCCATTTTAGGGTTTGAGGGGGAACCCAGCCTGGTCTTGAAATAGAGACCGCCGAAAGCGCCTGCGTCAGAACTGGCTCGCTGGATAAGGATTCCCGCGCCGTCTTCCGACCCGTAAGTGTGCAACGCTTTTTCCGGCGCGGTCGTGCCGATGCCGGCGTTGCCCGCTGTTGTAACCACAACACCTGTTGTTCCGCTGTCGTCTTTGAGCAAGACGTATCCTGTCTGCACATCGACCGTGTCGTCCAAACGAGTGAGAGCGGTGTTTACGGTCTGAAAAGCGGTACGCAGCGGATCACCTGTGTCATCGTTTGCCGTGGTTCCGACATCAACAAGAGTAATCGCCATTTTAAGACCTTCTCACAATTTGGTAAGCATCAAAAGAAAGTGTGCCGCCTTTTGTGTAATCGGAAGGCACGTTAATCGACGCGGGATTGATACGCATTTCTGCGCAAGCATAACGCAGACGAGCGGGTAACGGCAAGGTATATCCTGTTACGTCAGGGTTCGCGTCAAGACGCGGTTCAACAGCAAGAGCGCTAATGACACCACCGGATGTGGCTGTTGCGTCTTCTACCGCTTTTACAAGCACCCAGTTGCGACCGTTATACCAACTGATTGGATCACCCGCTTTAATGACACCGCTGGCGACCAAACCGCTCAACGAAACTGTACGGTTCGTTGTGTCGATTGCCGTCACGTAAGGTATGCCCCACGCTTCGTCCACAGTGTCCGCAGTTACCGTCGCGGCGTCTGCGGTCGGTGTAGTTGCGTCTACCGTTATACCATCAAACGCAGACCCGATATACGCACGCGGGACCGGGTGTTTATAATCCCATGCGAGGATAGTGACTTGACTACCCCTCTGTTTGAGCAACCACGCGCGCCATGCTTGCAAGTCAGCGTTGCTTGACAGGTTGACGCTAAACGACATTCCCCAACGTGGCGCGGCGACTTCAAAAGCGTCAACGTCACCAGAAAGGCGCGGGTTGTTGACTTCGGAGCGGATCGGCTCGAACTCACAAGACCACGCGCCGCAGACGCTAGGCATTTCGTTAGCCATTAGACCGCTCCGTCACGTTGAGCGCTCGCCAAAGCGCCAGGTAGAACACCGCGAACACGCGTGCCGAACTGTTGCATGTCGGCTTGTCGCGTGGCAAGCATTTCGCGTCGCAGTGCAGCAATCGCGTCCGGTGTTGATCCGCGTGCGTCAATTGCGTAGGTCGGGGAATAGGTAATCATCGCGGAAGCAGCGCCACTCGGCAACTGCGGCACAATGCGGCCAGCCTGATCGGGGATGAACAATTCCGGTTTGTGCTCACCGACGATATAAGGTTGACCGGCGCGGACCGGACCGCCGATAGCTTTACCGGGGAATTTGCCTCCGCCGATTGCACTAGAGAAGATGCTACCGAGAATGCCCCCGCCGCCACCGTTGCTAAACAGACCGTCAAACAACTGTTCACCAACACGAGCGAAAGCGTTCGACATTGCGTTAAACATCGCTTCCTGCAACTGACGTTGAATGAATTGAAGCAAGTTACCGTCAAAGGCTTCCATCATCCCTTGAGCGAAGACGTTACCAAACGTTTCGCTGAATTGAGCGCGGCGGTCTTTTAGCTCCTCGTCAAAAGCACGGGCTTGCTCAACACCAAGATCGTAAGCCGTATCTTTAGCTTCCGCCAAAGTATCGTTCACGACGCGGTTGAACTGTAGTAGCGCTTCGTCTTTTCCCGCCTGTATCTCTTCAAGTCGCGCGGCTTCTTCTTCACGCATTCTTGCGTCACGGTCATAACGTGGTGCAAAACGAGGCACCACGTCCGCATCAGGACCGGCAAGGATTTCCCTTTCACGCGCCAACCTTGCCGCTTCTGCGGCGTTATCTCTGCGTTGTTGTTCAGCCCTGCGGTCGTCGACTAGCGGACCGATACCGCGCTGCGCTAGAAAATCTTCTCGCGTTGCGTCAGTAGCGTTTAGATTATTAAGACCTATTTGCAGATCTCCTAACCGCATATCCAACGCTGTAATCAAACTTTGAATTAGTTGACCGTTTGCCCTAGTGTAAGCGCCAAGGGCCATTTCCTCTGCATTGAGTAGGTCGGGACCAATGGCGTCTATTAACTGGTTGGCGCGCATCTGACCAAGCATTTCACCCGAACTAAGCTCACGAAGCGATGACGTGGCGTTACGAACACTCGCCATTTCTGTCGCAAATTCTTCTTCTGTGACAGGTCTAAATGTTTCTGTACCGCCGCGCGTGCGTTGAAGTCTATCAATACCCGTAGTTATATTACCAAACAGATTGCCTATTCCGCCAGCGGCTTGAACACCGTATTCGGCCAGATTACCAACAAGATCGACAAACGACGCAATACCTTCTTGGTTTTCGTCAATGACATCAGCCAAATCAATAATGGCTTGTGCCAGTTCCCCGGTTGCGCCGCCCGCTTCCTCCGATGAACCCACAGCCATTGAAAAGGCAGTGCGCAAGTTGTTCATCGCTTGTGCGACTGTGGCGTGTGTCCGATCAAACTGACCTTCAATTGTCTGCCCGGCGTTCAAAACAGCGTTCATCACAACATCCGTCGTGATGAGACCTTGTGCGCCAAGTTCTTTCAACGCACCGATACCCACATTCATTTCCGCAGCGATAGCGCGGGCGATTTCTGGCGCACCCTCACGCAGCGAGCGCAATTCGTCACCCTGCAAGAAACCGGATTGTAAAGCTTGGGAAAGCTGCAAAATCGACGAACGTTGCTCTTGGATCGTCGCACCGGATGCCGCAAACGACATACCCACAAGTTCGGTCATACGCAACGTGTCCTCTTGAGACACGTTGAGATGCGCCGTTGCACGAGCGAGACGCGTGTAGAGCATCGTCGTACCTTCAAGAGAGGTACGTGAACTCCGCGCTACATCTGCGATTTCTTCCATTGTAGCGAGACTTCGACCAACAGCCTCGGTCGCAGAATTGACTTGGTTTTGTAGACCTTGGTACGTGTCAGACACGCGGATAAGATCGCCCACAACGCGACTGGCAAAGCGTGCGGCGGCAAACACCGCGAACGCCGCGACACCAGCCCTCGCCATATTGTTGAAGGAGCTATTAACACGGCGTTCTGTCTGCGTGAACCTGCGTTCAATCTTTCTCGCCGCTTCATCCATAACAACACCGGCACGCCGCATACTACGCTCGTACCCACGCATGTTGACTTCCATTTGAAGCGTGAGACGTTCTAGGTCAGTTGCCATTGTTTTCGCCTATCGCCGCAAAAAACTCTTCGTCACTCGGCGCTTTGTCTTTCTTTACGGAATTACCCGCAACATAACCCGACGTGGCCGCTACGTATTGCCAGAATGACATGCGCCCAACCACATCAGGCGCAAAACCCATTACGGCACCGTTTCCGTACAGTCTTGCGAAGCGCCATTTTCCACGGGGGAGTGGTTCGGCTGTTGGTCCGTCTCCCCCGTTTCCTCCCCCGACGCATCACCCGCCGCCTCCTCAGCAGGGCCGAAAATCGCCATAGCAAGCACACCTTGTGCGATTTTAGCGTTTTCGGCCCATGCTGGACGGTCATCAACGTAACGCTTCACCAATTTGATTGCGTCGGAAGCAGGCATTCCGCCACCGATCAAACCGAGCCGCAAGGTGTGGCGCACATCTTCGACACGCCACTCCAATCGAGGAGACATGAGCCGACCAAGTACGAACCCTGGACCGGCGTCACACTTCTCTTGCAACTCCTCCAACTCTTTAAGTCCGAGCCGGAAGGTGTGTTCGTCATCCCCGAAAGGATATTCGATTTCAGCGTTACGCTCACTCATTAGGTGAGTGCCGTAACGCTAGACGCGGTGAGACCGGACGACGCAAGTGAAATATCACATTCCGCCGTAGTCGGACGTTGAGTGTTGATTGAGAAATCAGTCACGACAAACGGCGCTTGGATTTTGAATGCACCAGTAGCACCCGCCGTGCCGACCTCAATCGACCAGTTTGCCGACGCGCCACCGAGAGCAAGATCGACGTAGGTTTTCGCGTCGTCTTGATGCAGTTTGCCCGCACCGCTGATCGTCACGCTGATGCTATCAGCTTGGCGAAGGATTTGGGCCGGATCGTCCGGGTTGTCGCAATCAGGGATAACGTCCTCAGAATACGACGCCGTGATTTGGATTGCCCGCGAACCGTTAATCAGACACGGTTGGGCATAGGTTTCAGGGGACGCACCGTCACCCTTTTTGATAAGTACCTTGGAAAAGGCAACAGTTGTGGTAGCCATTTAACGCGCTCCTGCTATGTTTCGGCCAATGCGAACTCATACACTACTACACCATGATTTGTAAGACCATCCGGGTCATCAAGGTTTCGTTCTTGGCGAAACTGTGAGTAATTGATAGCATAATCAGTCACAGCGGTAATTGTATCAAGCGCTGCACGCACAGCGCCGTTGATTTTTCTTGCTTCTAGTGAATTGCCCGACCTTGACCAAGCATGAACCGTCACGGTGCAAAGCCAATGCTTTCCACACCCGTCGTCATCTTCTACAAGATCAGTCATATCGACCGTGATGTAAGG